CGGTCTGAGGAACTACGACCGGCGTACCCCCGCAGGAACAGGTAATCAGTTCGATCTCTCGCATCACTTCTCCTCTGCGAGGATCTGGTACACCCGCTGCCGGGACACACCCATCTCTGCGGCGATCTCCGCGACGGAATGGTTGTTGCGGCGTAAAAACTTGATCTTGCACCGTTTGTTGATGTCCCGTGCGGGTCCGCGGTTGTCGTGCCGGGCGTCCCGCCAGCCGTCGGGCAGGTAGTGCTTGATCGTGCGGGCGTCGATGCCGATCCATCTGGCGGCATGAGTGATGCCCGTCCCTTTGTCACGGTAAAGTCTCGCCAGGTTCAATTCTTCCCTGTACCGGTCCCGGCACTTGCGGTCGTGGATGCGTCGGTTCACGGCGTCTCCTTCAGGGCGCGAATAGCGGCGGACACGGTGTTCCCGTGCCGGTCGTCGCCGCAGTTACTTTCCAGGTCCGCCACCTTCGCCGCCCTCTCGACTGCGGCGTTCCAGAAGTATCTGGACATCTCCACCGGCTCGTAACTGACGGTTATTCCCAGTTCTGAAAAACATTCTCGGTACGTCATCACTTCCCCCTTGTGATCAGAACGGGACATCCCCCGGTTCCGGTTCGTCCTTCTCCCCGCTCGCCCGGGCCTTGAAGTCTACCGGCGGCGGCACGTAGTCCCCGGCCGGCGTCCGCACCGCGGCGGAGAGCGGGGCGGGTGGGATCGTTTCAGGGGCGACCCGTAAATGATCTTTTCCCGGTGTTTTCACCACCTTCGACAGCTTCTTGAACTCTTTCCTCATTTCGTCTGTTTCGATCAGGTTCCCGTCCGCGATGAGCTGGGGCCGGAGGACCGTCACCCAGTACACCCGGTCCATGTTCGCCATCGACTCGGCCGGCAGGTCCAGCGGCCCGGCGGGTGGCTTCGGGGCCAGGACGGGCGTTTCCGGTGGGAAGTCGTCGTGACCAATTAATCCGTCGCGGAGCATGGCTTCCCCCCCTTCGTTTCGACCCGGGCCAGTTCTAGCACCCGATGAACTTCGGCCGTCACCTTCGGGCAGCCGGTGCCGTTCAGCAGCAACAAGTACCGCCCGACCGTGGGGACGAACAGGTAGCCGCAGAGCGTAGGGTTCACGGGCGACGCCTCCCACCGGGCACGACCGGAAATCAGAGCCGCGAGAAGTTCAGTCTTGCCGTCCATCACCGTCCTCCTTCGTTCGGTGTGCGGCCATCCCAAGCTAGGAGGCGGCCGCGGTCAATCCGTACAGGTCGAGAATCTGCTGCGAGACGGGTTCTCCCTTCCGCAGACGGTCGCGGGCAACCGCTTCGGACATCACCGTTTTGGCAGGTTTGGCGGGTCGGTTAGACCGCACCTTGCCGATGTATCTCCCCAATTGCCCCGTAGTGGGGTAATCTTGCGTTTTGGCGTCCGATCCCGGGCAGAACCGACGCCAGTCCAATCCGAACGCTTCGACGTCCTGCGGGCCATAGGAGGCCTTTAGAAGCGAAACGGCGGTTTTGTTCAATTCCGCATCGTTCGCCGGTAGGTTCGGGTCCATTCCGCAGCATTTCCCGATTGCCTCTACCATTCCCTTCTCATTTTTGCCCGTAGGCGAAGGCGGAGGCGAATACGAATCCGAAAGGCGTAAGGCGGTACGGATGCTTGCGTCTGCATGCGTCTGCTCGCACTTGAAATCATCTGCTTGCGTCTGCGTGCAAGTGCTTGCAGATGATTTCAGATGAGTGCAAGGTTTCGGGAACTTGGATTTCACGGCTCTTGGCTCGCCTAAGTTCAGGTATTGCAGATACTTACGGCCGTCTATCTCGTAGGTTTCGATCAATCCGACCGCGACGCACTCCCGTAGCCACTCCTCAATTTCCCCGTCCGTGACCCGATCCACCCGCAGCGGGAACAGTCTGGACCGCAAAACCATCGTCCGGGCGTCGTACAGGCCGAAGTCATCGACCACGGACATGAGCCGGCGGTAGAAGACCTCGGCATGAAAGCTCAGCCGCTCGACCTTATCGGAGTCGAGAATCCCTTCCCGCAGGATTCGGTTGGGCATCGAATGCCGCCCGTGTACGCACCGTCCCCCGCTCGGCGTATGCCGTGCTACCGGAAAGAAAGCCGGGCGGGGAAACGGTGTGTCAGTTCTAGTTCTGGTGGCCGGTAGCTCGGCGTCGTTAGTTTACGAAACCGTGTCCGTCTTCGCAACCTCTTTCTGACTCGTCTTCCACTCCTGGTACGCCCGGGACAACAGCGGGTGAATGCCGGTGCCGACGTGTTTCTGGACCGTCCCGTCCCCATGGGCCACGCTCAGCGTCCACTCCCGACCGTCCCAGACGCACATGATGGCCGTCCCCGCCGGCCACCGCTGCTGAGCCTCCCATTTCGCCAACTTGTTCACCCGCGGCTTCCGGTTCTCCCGCAGGTGCTTGCACTCCGGGCCGTGCGGACCCGACCCGGACGGCGTGGCACAGCACGCCCGCTGCTTCGGGGGTGCCGGCGGCTTCTCGGCAGCGGCGGGAACTTTCAGAAGCTTTTCGATCGTCTTCCGTATCTTCGCCGGCCGGTGTTCGCCTGGAATCTTCGGCATCTTGTCTCCGGTAAGGGGTTCCGCTCGGCAAGTCCTATCCCGGCGTCAGCCGCGGGCCTTGGCAATCGCCTTGATGCATCCGTGAATAGCCAGCCTTGTTTTCTCGATAACCCCATACGTTTCCGCAAAGGACTGAATTCGCTCAAGAGCCGCCTCGCACGCGGCCAGCAAGTCCTCGTGGGCGTTGCAGGCCCGGACGATGAAGGCGGCGTTGGCCAGTCCGATAGCGTCGAGCTGATCTGCCGACGCATGGTCGCCGTCGAAAGTGCCGAGATAATCCCGCTGGTGAACGTGACTGACTTCGGCAATCGGAACTTGTCCGGAGACGATCCGGACATTTTTCAACGACGCTGCTCGCCGATCTTCGACGGACCACGGACCCGGCGTATGCCCTGCCATCGCGTTCCTCCCGTGTGAGTGTCAGCCGCCTTCCCGCGTGCCCCACCGCCGGTTCCGACCCGGTACGGATCGGATGCGGTGATGCTGGAGCTTTCCGTTACTCTCCGTCAGGCAATCGGTGCGGCGGTAGGTGCCGTCCGGTTCCTCGACCAGCAGCTTGTCCTTCACCAACTGGCAGAGGAAGTGCATCGCGGTTGCCGGCGGTAGTTTCGTCTCCTCGCAGATGACGCCAATCGGGTTCCGTCTCGCGGCGGATTCGTAACAGGCTATCCGCTGAGCCATTGCCGGCCCGATCGTCGCCGGCTCGTTGCCTGAACCTCTGGGCATCACGTCCCCTTCACTTTGGAGAGGAGTTCCCGGGCTTCCCGGCGGACCGAACTGGAACAGGCGTCGTATCGACTCCCGGCGTTCGATCCTATGCTATCCACGAACGCCAGCAGTTCGGCGTGATGGGCGGTCGCGCGGATGATAAAGGCACGGTTGGCGTCCCACGCATGGCGCCCGATCGTTTCGTGGGCAGGGGATTCGCACACGTACATCCCGTCCGCCGAGCCGATGTGCCGGTGAAAGGTGGTCCACGGAAGCGGTCCGTGTCCCGCCGTCGGGTCTTCCGCCGCCGGCGCGTCCCGGTCCACCCGACGGTACTCGACGCCGTCGATCATCAGCATGTCGGGCAGGGGCATGGCGTGTGCTCCTAGCCCGGCAGCGAACTGCCGGGCGGGTGATGGGTTTAGTACGGCGGCAGGTTGTCGGAATTCTGCTCCGGCTCGGAATCCTCATTGACCGGAACGGCCTTCGGCAGTTCCTTCCACCGGCGGACGTATTCCGCCTTCAGGTGGGCTTTCCCGTCCGCCGTGAGATTCTTGACCGTGGCGAACGTAGCGGCAATCTCCTTGAGTTCGTCCCGGTTGCGGCACTCATTCATCGCGGCCAGGCACTCGTCCACCTCGGCCTTGTCCGGCGGGTCATTTCCATTGCCAGTCGTCGCAGTACGGGGCGGTCCGGTCGAAGTCGTCGGGGCCGAAGTAAAATTTCCGGTCTTCTTACCCTCCGGTCTCTTGTCCGGTCCGCCCATGTCTACGTCCTCCATGTCCTGCGTGAACATATCCGAGCACCGGGCGAGTGCTAAAGAGGCGTCGACGAGCGCCCTCTTCTTTGCGACCTTGAGAATGTTGTTGTTCAGGGTCGCTATATCGTCGTTCTCCACCCGACCCGTCGTCTGACTCTCGATCGTCTCGTCGCCGGCTGAGTAGTTCTGACCACACCCGCCTTTCTTGGCGAAGCAATACCAGCCTGGTTCTTCGTCCGGTGCGTCCCGCGGCGGGTACTTGCTCCGCATGATCGCCGCCGCCCCGCACTTCGGACACTTCCGATCCTCCGTCCGCCAGCGGTACTTCCCTTCCCGGGAATTGCACGACCCGAACCCCTCCGCGATCTTCGCCCCCGACTCAATACCGACGATCCGACACCGGAAGGCGTAGTGAAACAGTGGCTTGTCGAAGTCCTCGATCTTCGATTCGATCTCGAATTCCGGGGCACACCGGAACAGACCCGTCAACTTCTCCGCACCCGGTTTGAGTAACGTCTTTTCCTTCGTACCCGGGATGACGCCGTAGTCGTGGCCTTCGATCATCTCCCGCTTGACAAACTCTCCCAGGAGTTTCCGCTGCTCGGATTCCTGGTCGAGAATCGCCCGCGTCAAAAGCGGACGGGTCGCAATCCGTGATTCCCGCACGTCGGCAATCGCTAACTCGGACATGGAAAACCTCCCTAATCCCTCACCGGGCGGATTCGTACTCGATCCGCTGTTACCGGGTCGGGTGGTTCAAGTAGACCGGAACGTACCGGTCATCTCGGATTTCCGCCATCGTCTCCGAACTGCAATAGTCGTGGGCCATGCCGGTCTCGTCGACCGACGCGGGACACAACTCCCCGCCACAAATTACGCAGTGCGTCCGGATCGGGTCGGGTGCGTCGGTCATGGCGTCTCTCGCTTGTTCTTAGTTTCGTTTTCGGAGAATAAAACCAGACTCTTCCAGTCTCCCGGAGTCAAGGCCTCCGGCCAGTTCGGGGGAATCATCTCGCCACGCTCAAACGCTCCGTGCCAGTAGGCCCACCGCTTCAAGAATGTCATGGGGTTCTCCTTCTCCGTCTCGCATATCTGGGCCATCCATGCGGCGTACTTCATGTTGTTCGGAGCGACCATTTCCGTGAATGCCACCTTCCACTCTCGCCACCCATAGGATCGTGGAGGATACCATTTCCCGTCGACGTCTCGGGGCATTACTTCACCTCCGGGTAATCGCCCGGGTACGCCAGCCGGTCGATCGACCGGCGGTTAATCCGGACGCTTGCCTTGTCCGCCTCGAACCCGAGCCGGGCACGGACGCGGCTGCACTCGATCAGCTTCACTTCGCAGATTTTCCGGCCGGAGGCGTCGCGGATGATGACGTCGTCGGCCGTGTCCTCGGTCCGAAGGGAGATAATCAGCACCGTAAGCCCTCCTGGATCGCGTGTACGTCGGCGGGTCGAGAGACCAATCCCCCCGCCGCCATCCCGGGCAACGCCCCGGGGTGGGTCTGTCGTCCGTGTTCCCGCCAGTTCCACCGGCAAACGCTAGTCTGGACGCCGCTTACGTCCGGGAACGTGTAAGGGTCAGTAATCCTGCTCGTCGCCACGTCCGCACACGACGCACTCCGGGCCGTCCCCGCAGTACTCGCAATACCCCGCCTCGGCCTCGGCCACCGCGGCGGCAAGCTCCTCGGGCGTGACGTGGACGACGAACGTGGGAATCGCTGGCATGGGAAATCCTCCTGAAAAATGGGCGTCCTTGCCCCGGTTAAGGTTTAGGCCTTCTCGACGCTAATGGTCGACCACAATCCCCCGAACAAGGAGCACATGAACAAGCGGTAGTCCGATTCCGTCTTAAAGAACCCGTAGTCCGTGAAGTGCTTGTTCAGAATCGGGCTGAACGTCATGTACGTGATCTTCAGCATGGTCAATCCTCCTGCAAGGGGCCGCGTGGGGCGGCGGGTTGGGGTTCAATCGTTCCATCAAAAACCGTGGGTCACAACGCACCCGTGAATTTTTTCAGCATGGCACGTGTAGCAAACCCACACAACCTCAAGCGGTTTATCGTAATCTTCGTGATGAGCCTGAACCCTTTGACTCCCGCAAAACACGCATGGAGTCTTTGCGATTTTCCCTTTAGCTGCCGCCCTTCTTGCTTGTTGTCTCGCATTCCATTTCTTCCGGTTGATCTTGCAACTTTTCGTGCCGTTCTCAGAAATCAGCCTTCGTCCGGCAGGCGTTCTTTTCCAAGCGAGTTTCTGCTGATAGACTTTTTCCCTGTTCTGTCTCCGGTATTTAGCTGCGTAGGCGGAATGGCACGACTTGCATTTTCTGATCCTTCCACCCAAAGAAGACTTGTGCTTAGCGAATTCCGTTAACGGCTTTTCAACAAAGCACTTGTTGCATATTCTGGTTTCCATTTCAGTCATTCCATAACTCCCAGATCAGCTTCAGGGTCATCGCCCCGATCACCCATTCGCCGATCAGTTTCAGAGTCGTCATGGCTTTCTCCGTTCGTGTCGTTCGTCTTTACACACGTAATATAAGAGCGGGGATAGTTTCTGTCAATACGGTAAACAGCAAAATATAAAAATATTTCCCAAATGACCGGAAACGGCTATAATCCTAGCATGGAAACCCAAAAGAAACCCGGTAGACCACCCGGAAAAAAGCCGCGGGCTGTTCTCACAATCGCAATCGACCCGTCCGCGGCCGATAGATTGAGGAAATGGGCTTCCGGAAAGCGGTGGACAATCCGGGCCGCGGTCGAAGACCTTATCGAGCGTGGGGTTAAGCCTTAGACCGTAGCGGAAAATCCGGAACGGCTGTATGCTTATAGCGTTCGGTATTTAGGTACGGACGGGTATGCCAAGAAAAATCACGTACTCCACGGAAGAGATCATCTCCGCCCTAAAGTCCAAAAAAGGGATGGTCTACCTCGCCGCCGCCAGCATCGGATGCGACCCCGATACGATCTACTACCGGGCCAAAAAGAACAAGGCTATCGCTTCGGTCATGCGATCGGAACGCGGAAAAGTGGTCGATACCGGGGAACTGAAATTGTTTGCCGCCATGAAAAAGGGCGCCCCGTGGGCAGTGCAGTTCGCTCTTAGGACTCTTGGCAAAGACCGCGGCTACGTCGAACGCCAGGAACTGACCGGTGCCGACGGCAAGAAAATGGAACCGCTCGTCATTCTCAAGGGCGACGACGACACGTCCGAGAAAGAATGAGCCGACTGCTCGAATTGCGTCGGGGCAATTACGACGGGTTCATGTCCCGCGATTCGCAGGTGCTACTTGCCGGTCCGGCCGGAACCGGCAAGTCGCTCGCATGGTTGTCCAAGATTTTCTACAACGCCCAGAAGTACCCCGGCTCACGACAACTCATCTGCCGCAAGACCCGCTCGTCCCTAACCGAAACCGCACTCGTCAGCTTCGAACGGGACATCATCGGACCCGGTTCCGAACTCTCCCTGCCCGCTAACCTTCGCCGGGTCCGCCAGGCCTACCACCACCCGAACGGATCGGAGATCATCATCGCCGGCCTCGACAAGCCGGAGAAAGTCCTGTCGTCCGAATACGACTTCATCTACGCCCAGGAAGCGACCGAACTGGAACTGGAGGAGTGGGAAACGCTCATTAGCCGGCTCCGATCGAACGTGATGCCCTACCAGCAAATCGCGGCCGACTGCAACCCGACCTTCCCGCACCACTGGCTCTACAAACGCTACCAGTCCGGCAACCTCCGGCTTATCACCACGACCCACAAGGACAACCCGCGGTACTACGCCAAGTCCCAAGACGGGGCGTGGGGCTGGACCAGCGAAGGGACGTCCTATCTCGACAAGCTCCGGCTCCTCACCGGATTCCGCCGCAAGCGGTTCCTTGAGGGGGTCTGGGCCGCGGCCGAAGGATTGGTCTACGACGGGTTCGGGCCGCACAACCTGAAAGAACGTGGCTGGCAACCGCCGAAGGAATGGACCCGCTACCACTGCATCGACTTCGGGTGGGTCAACCCGCTCGTCTACCAATTCTGGGCCGAAGACGGCGACGGCCGGCTCTATATGTACCGCGAAATCTACCGCACCGGGATGCTGGTCGAAGACCTCGCCAAACTCATCCGCCAGGAAACCGAAGTCATCGACGGACGGCCCGGCCCTGAGCCACGACCCGCCGCGGTCGTCGGCGACCACGATGCCGAAGGGCGGGCGACGTTCGAACGGCATTCCGGGTTCTCTGTCCTCCCGGCGGATAAGACCGTGAAGGCCGGGATTCAGGAAGTCGCCAAGCGGATCGAAGTCCACACCGACGGCAAGCCACGCCTCTTTATCGTCCCCGGTGCCTGTCAACGTCCTGACCGGTCGTTAGGTGATGCCGGCAAGCCCACGTCGACTGAGGAGGAGTTCGCCGGGTACGTCTGGCACCCGGACGGCAAGGACGAACCGGTCAAGGACAACGACCACGGGATGGACGCGATGCGATACCTTGTCCGCTACCGGGACGGCAAGCGAAAGCTAACTTGGGTGGTCCGCTAGCAATTTCCTCACCCTTCGGCTATTCTGACCCCGTGAAACACGCTTCACTCTACGACCGGCTCGCCCACGCCGGGGCCAAACTCTTCGCCAAACTTAAAGACCCGTTCAACAGCCGCAATCGCGGCGAAGCCCGGATGGCCGGCTTAATCGGTAGCTATGGCACCTCCCGGATCGGCACGAATCGGTTGTGGGACAAGTTCAACCAGGTCAGCCATTACCGATCGTGGGTGGCTCGGTGCGTCGAGTTCCTGTCCGAAGGTGTCCGCGTCCCGCCGGAGATCGTCAAAGTCACCAAAGCGGGCGAACGCGAACGGTACGGGGTGGCGACCAAACAGTGGCGGGCGAAGGGATGCGTCGGCGATCCGCCGTCATACCGGGCGTTCCTCTCGCGGGTCCGGTCGAAGGCGGCGGTCGGGCCGGTCAAGGCCCACGAAGAGTACGAATTCCTCCCCGACGATTCCCCGCCGGTGCGACTGGTCAACGACCCGAACGAATTCCAGACGGGTATCAAGTTCTGGCAACTCTGCGGAACTTATGAAGAACTGACCGGAGAGTCGTTCATCTGGGTGGTTCCCAACGCGGCCGGAACGCCGGTCGAAATGTGGGTCATTCCCTCCCAATGGGTCACGCCGCGGTGCGATGGAATATCCGGTAAGATGGTCGATTACTTCGAGGTCCGGGCGGTCAACGGACCCGTCGAATACTTCGCACCCGAAGACATCATCTGGTCTAAGAACGATTCCCCGTTCCACCCGCTCTACGTCTCGTCGCGGGTGCAGAACGCCAGCACGACCATCGACGCCTACGAGATGACCGAGACGGCCCGTTACACGGGGCTGGAGAACGGCACGATGGCCGGCGGGGCGTTCAAGTTCCCGCCCGACGTCCAGACCAGCCAGGACATCATCGACCGTCTGGAGGCACGCCTGCTGGCGAAGAACGGCGGTCCGACGAACTTCCTACGGCCTCTGATCCTAGAGGGCGGCCTGGAATGGATTCCTCCGACCGGCGATTGGGAACTGGCCTACCTGCAGTCCAGCGACCAGCTTCGCAAGTACATCATGGCCCACTTCGGACTCGACGAGTCGATGATGGGGTTCGCCAACCACAGCACCTACGCGGCGGCGGTCATCACCAAAAACTCCCTATTCAACAGTGTCTACGGTCCCCGTCTCGAAAACCGGGCGGCTATCCTGACGGAATGCCTTCTTCCCAGATTCGGACCGGACCTGCGTGCGATCTACCTGCCGAACACGACGACGGAAGACCCGGACGCGAAACGGGCGGATTGGGATGTTGCGGTCCGGGCTAACGCGGTCACGAAGAACGAGATACGCACCGAATTGCTCAACCTGGAACCGTCGGAAGACCCGGCGGCGGACGAACTGCCTTCAAACCCGCTGGACGCACTCGGCGGCGATATGGCTGGATGGGATCAGGAACCGGGTCAGGAAAAGCCGGACGGGGCGTTCGGTAAGGTTCCTAAGCCTGATGTGGGCACGTTCGAATCCGGCGACAAGGGGTTAGTCAACCGGTTGGCGGACACGAACGGGCACGCGAAAGTCCCTAAGGAATACACGGTCGCCGAACTCAAGCTGAAGGCCATGAAAGACTTCGAGGAGCGGTTCTAATGACCGACCAAGAATACGACACGATGATGGCGGCGGCGGAAGTCATCCACCGCAAGAAGATGGACCGGATGGGGACGACCTACCAAGTCACCACCCCGCCGGCCGTTGAAGTCACGAATCTGGTCAAGACCCCGGAAGTCCACGTCAAAAATACGGTGCAGTCCCCCCGCAATGAAATCACGGTGACGACGAAGGAACTCGCCGGCCCGATCTCCGACGGGATCGGAAAGTCGGTCAACGCGACGGTCGAGAGGCTGACCGGCGAATTCGGCATCGGAATCAAGATGGTCATGGATAAATTGGACGCCATCGCTTCCGCCCTGATAGCGATCGCCAATCGTCCACAGCCGGTCGTGCCCGTTCCCCGACAGCCGAAGTCGTTCCGCCTGGAAACCGACGGCGACGGGGTTCGCCGATCCATTCCCGAGTACGAGGACTAACGCATGGCAGCCGGGAATTGGACCTTCACCGATACGGCCCGGACGAACATCCTGAACGGCACGCTCGTCAGCGGGGACAGCTACAAGATCGCGTTGTTCCTGTCGACGTCGAACCTGACGACTGCTTCAACCACTTACGCACTCTTGACTAACGAGGTGGCTAGTGCGTTCGGGTACACGACGGGCGGGATTGCGATCACGGTGGCGTTGTCGGGTACGACAACGGTGAAGTGGACGACGGCGACGTCGATGGTGTGGACGGCGAGCGGGGGCAGCATCACGGCGAAGTGGGCGGCCATTTACGAGGTGGGTGGTTCGATCTTGTGCTTCTGTTTGCTCGAAAGCGGCGGTGCCGACGTAACGGCCACGGACGGAAATACCTTGACGATCACGATGAATGCATCGGGGACGTTCACCCTTGCCTAACGGAGAACGACAATGAATCGGCAGGACAAGATCGTGTACGGCGTGCTGGGCGGGTTAGCCTTGATCGGGTACGCCACGTGGGGGCTGTCGCTCGTCATGATCCACGTGTTCGGCCAGAAATAGGAATTCACCCTTGCCTAAAGTCCTCAACGTCGGCGGCGGCGGTCGGTACTTGCCCGCCGGGTACGAGGGGTGGGAGCAGGTGTTGCTCGACGTCGACCCGGCGTGCGAGCCGGACGTGCTTCTGGACGCGAAGGAGTTGGGTCGACGTCCCGATTTGCAAGAAGAATTTGACGCGGTTTTGTGCTCGCATTGCCTAGAGCACTTCCAACCGCACGACGTTCCGTCGGTTTTGGAAGGATTGTGGTCGGCAGCTAAGCCCGGCGGGTTCGTGGACGTGCGGGTGCCGGACGTGCGGGCGATGCTGGAGGAGATGTTCCGCAAGGGGATGGACCTGGACGACGTCTGGTACCGAGTGGACGGGAAACCGGTGACGTTCCACGACGTCCTGTACGGTTGGAGTGTCTTGATCGAGAAGGGCAAGCCGGCGTTCGCCCACCACGGGGCGTTCAGCGGGAAGACGCTGGCCCGGGCGTTGATGACGGCCGGGTTCGAGAACGTGACGGTGGCGACGGACGGAATGAACCTCTACGCGAAGGCGGTCAAGCCATGCCCATGACCATTAGCCACGTGAAGTCCGTGACCGTCGCCGACTGGTCCGGGACGGTGACGGTGGCGAACTCGACGGGTGGCACGACCACCGCGTCGGCGTCGGACCTCGCTCGTCCTTCGGATTGGAACAGTGCCCACGCGACGGCGCTCTCCCTGACCGGTGCGGAGGTGGCGAGCCTGTTCAACTTCGGGAACGGCTTGTCGAGCGTATCGGGTGCGGGCGGCATCACGGCGGGGATCGCGACGGCCGGGTTCTACGAACCGTACCCGCAACCGCAGTCGAACTCGACGGTCGTCGCGGGGACGATGGGGACGTGGACGTTCCAGCCGTTCGTGCTGCCGTACGCCATCGGTCCGGGCCGGATTAACCTGTTCGCAGTCCGGGACAGTTCGCACTTCTCCTGCAACGTCAGTGCGAACACGTCGAGCCTCGGGGCGTACTCGGCGACGGCTTTGTGGTATCACAACGCGGCGATCTACTCGCAGGGGACCGGATCTCTGGTTACGCGACTGTCGACGATCTGGACGGGCCAGTGTGCGGTCTCGGCGACTCGGTCATTGACGCTCTCCCAGTCCGGCGGAACACGGATGGTGGCGACGAACGCCCTCACGATCGGCCTGATTAGCCAGTGGGACACGGCGGGCGGTACGACGTCGACGGGGATCACGACCTCGGCGACGTTCTCGACGGGTGCCAGCACGATGCAAGTCTCCACGATGGATTCGTTGGTCACGCTCCCGGTCCCGTGGTTCAGCGGGTCGTGCATGGACGTGGTTCCGCTGACGACGGTCATCCCGGCGGGGAACTACTGGATGGCTCAGGGATACTCGACGGGTTCGGGAGGCGGCGGGACGACGAGCATCAACTACACCACGGCGTTCACGAACTTCAACGGGTCGAACTCGCGGGTCGTCAACATCGCGGAGAACCTGTCCGCATTCCGGATGCTCGGGTCGAGCACGGCCCCGAACAGTTCGACACAGGCCGTGCCGTGGCTCGGGACGGGGATCAACTCGTCGGGTGCCACGGCGAGTCTGGTACTGACGGACGTGCAGAACTACAGCCTCGCCCGGCTGTACTGGAACTTCGTCCGGGACACACGGTAAGGAGACTGCCAATGTCGCTAGAAGAGACGATGAAAGAACTCGACGAGAAAGCGAAACAGGGAAACGCGATCTTAGACCGTGCGGCTGATGACCGGAGAGTGAGGATACTTAGGTTCCCATCGTGGGGATTTCACGGACTGTTATCGGGACGGGCAGACGTTACAGGCGGTATTCCTTCCGACGCAAGGATCGAAGCGATCCATTACGAACCGGAAAGCGATTGCTTTTTGTTCCGAATCGTTCACCCGAGCTACGAACCGGTCCCGCCCTGCCACCGGATACCGGACGACTTGAATCTGATCGTTTCTCAGGTGCGGTAATGCTCGGTCCGGAGTGGATTCCGTTCCTCAATCAACACCACGGGTACTGGCGTGAAGCCGCAGCTTCTTTTGCAGAATCTCGAAACAGCGGGCCGGCACAACGGCTCGCCGGGGAAGACGCGGACGCGGTTGGACCGGTCGAAATCGTGGTTGAGACAGCGAATAGTTGTGCTGATTCCGACCTCGGACATGATTCCGGCGAAAGTGGCGTTGAGTCTATGGAACTTGGCGTTTCCACCGAATAACGGAGTGGCCCGCATTCTCGCCGTGGGCATGGAGGTAGGCGAAGCATATTCGACGGCGATCGAGCAAGTCTTGTCCCATCCGGAACTCGGTAAGTGGGAATACGTCTTGACGTGTGAGCATGATAACCTTCCGCCGTCCGACGGAGTTCTGAGGTTGTTGGAGAGCATTGAGTCACATCCGGAATTCGATGCGATCAGCGGGGGATATTGGACTAAGGGAGAAGGCGGTGTATTTCAGGCCTGGGGCGATGTCAAAGACCCTGTCCTCAACTTCCGACCTCAACCTCCCGATCCGTCCGGTGGTTTGGTCGAGTGCAATGGGATCGGAATGGGGTTCGCCTTGTGGCGTCTGAAGATGTTCAAAGACAAGAAACTCCGAAGGCCGTGGTTCGTGACTCAGAAGAAAGATGGGATTGCCACACAAGACCTTTTTTTTGCAACTGATGCAAAAAAGTATGGCTATCGTTTCGCAGTCGACTGTTCCGTCAAGGTCGGCCATCTAGACGTACAAACGGATACCACGTGGTAAAAGAACGCAACGTCGAACTGACCACGACGGACCTTCCGGTCGTCCGCCGGAGGTGGCCGCACAAGACGGGGACGATCGACTTCGTCAAGGCGACGAACCTCGTCCCGTTCCTGACCCCGAAGCAGCGGATTCACTTCGCCAACGAACTGTTCCGGGTGCTAAAGGTCGGCGGGAAGGCCCAGTTGATCGTCCCGCACTGGTGTTCGGCCCGGTCGATGGGAGACTTGTCGTTCGTGTACCCGCCGGTGACGGAGGCGTGGTTCCCGCACCTTAACCGGGCGTGGCGGAAGACTCAGGCCCCGTGGGGGAAGGCGTATCGGTGCGACTTCGACCACACGCTCGGGTACGGCCTTCATCCGGCGATTGTGAACCGGAATCAGGAGTACCAGCAGCACGCGGTGACGTTCTGGAAAGAGGCGGCCCAAGACCTGATCGTCACGCTGACCAAACGCGGTAAGGGGACGTAGTGGCTCTCGCGTTCGTCAACCGGGCACAGAACACCGTGACGTCGGCACCGCTCTCTGCGGTCTCGACTTCGGCGGCATCCCACACCGCCGGTAACCTCCTTGTCGTTTATGTTCTATTCCCCATCTCTGGCGGTGCGTCTTCGGTCACACTCGGTGACACGGCGGGCAACTCCTATACGGCGGTCGGCAGTCCCTATACCGGCGTCACCGGCAACGTGATGCAGTTGTTCTACAAGGCGAATTGCCTTGGGAATGCCGCCAACGTCGTAACGGCAACGGTGGATGCGGGAACCGCGACCTATTTCGCCATCTCCGTTCGACAGTTCAGCGGGGCGGAGACGTCGAGTGTGTTGGAATCTGCTCCGCCATCTGCTACTGGTCCGTTTACTCCGATCGATTCGGGTACAGTGACGGTAACGGCTTCGTCCGCGGTCATCATGGCCGGCATATTCGCGCTTAACGATGGCAGCGTTGCTGGTAGTGGGTACTCACTCGATCAATTCGGTGCCGGTGGATCGGACGCCCAATACTTCGCAGACGAGTACCACATTGTCACAGCGAGTGAGTCGGCCACCGCAACGTGTACTACCGGCTTATGGGGGATCGTGGCGGCGGCGTTCAAAGTGGCCGGTGATGCAGGATCTTCCGGATTCCAGATAGACGCATTCCAGGGCGATGGCTTTCAAGACGGCCGTATCTTTAACCCCCAATCCGTCGTTCCCGGAACGCTCGCCCTCGTACTCACGTCGTTCGCCCCGACAATTACGACCCACAACGAGAGTTCGTTCCAGACCAACGCGTGGCAGGGCGAAGGATTCCAGGTCGGGTGGCAGTTCAATTTCGTGGGTGCCGTCCCGGGCACGCTGGCTCTTGTCCTGACGCCGTTTACGCCGACGGTCGTGGCTACGGCGAACCGATTCGTCACGCCCGGCACGCTTGCCCTCACGCTGACGCCGTTCGTTCCGACCATAGTGGCGACCGCGAATGCCTTCGTGGTTCCCGACACGCTGGCGTTAGTCGTGACTACATTTGTACCATCCGTCGCCGTGGCACTTGTCCCGAACCTGAGTGCCTTCCAGCTTGATGCATGGCAGGGTGACGCCTTCCAGATGGGCGAGCCGTTCACGGCGACGCCGTCCCGGGTGGCCAAGAACTACGGATACGGTGCCGAGGTTATGCCTTCCGGTAAGTTCAAGTGGTCGCGGGCATGGGAGCAGAAATTCGCTGAGGATCGGATGCTGGCGGAACGGGCAAAGGTCAAATCCCGGTTTGAGGACTTCGACGCCTTCGTCCTGGAAGCGTGGCGGACTCAGGAGGACGACGACTTGGTCCTATCCGCTACTTCCTTCCCGTGGTAAACTCAGAACTGCCCTGCTGGTGGGATTACCGAACCTAGTGGGAAACACTGATGAATGTCTATGCCGTTGAATCGACCACCCAAGAGGATCATGTAGTTTGTCGCGTCTTCGCCAATCGGGTTCAGGCAGATGTTTATGCGTCCACCGCCCGCGAATGGACGGCAAGGGGAAGAGAGGGAGGCAGAATTGACTACAGAAGGTACTTTCCGGACGATCATGACCCAGACGTCGTCATCGAAAAACTAGCCGCGAGCAAGGAATGGCCGTTTAGTCCTGACCAGTATTCCGAGTTCTTTAGCGTGGCCGAATACGAAGTAGGACCTCACCCGGCCATGCTCAAGGGGCATCCGGGTTCATAAAACAGGCCGCGGTTCCAAACGGAGGGGAAAGACATGCCCGATACCGAAACGCCTGCACTTCCGCTCCTGTGCGACCACGACGGATGCCAGTTGCCGGCCGTAGGTCGGTACGCCGTCGGCGGAAAACATCGGCAATTCGAGGAAGTGCTGCGGTGCGAGAAACACGCGGGCGTGGCGGAATGCAAGGAGAAGGTTAACGCGGCCAGCGGGAAGTCCCAATGAATCATTTGGGCATGGAATCGAACGGTGAGGACACGGCCAACCTTATCGAGATATTCCGCCGATACGAATGCGGTCTGGTCGCCGAAGTCGGGTCGTGGGTCGGGGCGACGGCCTGCCGGATCGCGGACGCGGGAATCAAGGTGATTTGCGTGGACACGTTCGTCGGCTCGACCGATCCGAGCGACCTCTTGTCCGGCAAGGGTCATTCACCGGAAACCGCGTACGCGACTTGGTTGAGTAACGTAGGGGATCGCTATCTTCGGTCGGTTTCGTTGATCCGGATGGACACGGCAGAGGCGGCTACGCTATTCCCGGAGGAATGCCTCGACGGGGTGTTCATCGACGCTTGCCACAACTACGAGTCAGTCAAGGCGGACGTCGCGGCATGGGAACGGGTGGTAAAACGGAACGGTGTGATCGCTTGCCACGACTACTCCTGGTTCCCCGGGGTCAAGCAGGCCTTGAACGAACGCGGTGGGTTTACCCGCATTGGGCCGTCGCTGGCGTGGTGGAGGAAATAGGATCACTAACGAGACCATTTCGGCTAAGTGCCGTAAGCGGATCAGGCCGTTGAACCGCGGCGAGCCGGATAGGGTAATCCTGGAAACGACCCGGATTCTGATGAAGGCTCAGGACGTGTTCGACCCGGACGAGCTGGAGGAGCGGATTCAGGCCCACCGGGCACGGGTTAAACGGGAGTGGCGTGGTGGACCTGTTTGACCAATGGAGAGTTTATGCGTTCGCCGGCTGAGATGGACATACTCGTCATCGACATCACGAACAGGTGCTTCCTATCCTGTTCGAATTGCACCCGTGCCGTTGCCCATCAGACACACAAGCGGGAAATGTCCCCCGATCAATTACGGGACGCCCTCCGATCGCTCAAAGGCTGGTGGCAGCCCGGACGAGTCGTCGGCCTCATCGGCGGCGAACCGACACTTCATTCGCAGTTTTCCGAGATGTGCAAAGTCTTTCGGGAGGAATGGAACCCGGGTGCCGATCCGGTCCACGGCCGGGAACCGATCGCGGACTTCAACCAGTTCGCCGAGCAGCGGCTATGGGACCGGTCGAACGGACGGGGACTCTGGACGTCGTTCGGTCCGCGTTTCATCGACCACTACGAAACGGTGATGGACACGTTCTCGCACTGGAATCCAAACGACCACACGGCCGGCGGGGTTCACCAAACGGGGCTAGTCGATGCCCAAGAAATGTGCGAAGCCCTCGGCATTCCGTGGGAAGACTTCCCGAAGTACCGGGACGCCTGCTGGGTGCAAAACACCTGGAGCGGTAGCATCACGCCGAAAGGGGCATACTTCTGCGAACACGCCGGGACACTCGACTTGCTCTACAACAATGGGCGAAACGCTTGGCCCATCGAAGACGGATGGTGGAGACGAAATCCCGACCAGTTCGGAGACCAAATACACTTGTGCGAAATGTGCAGCCTATGTCTCCCAGGACCAAGTGCTGTTGACTCTGTCGAGAGAGATATCCTTGGCAAGAACCATGTTGTCCGTCTGGAGCTTGTCGGAAGTCCCGCGGTTAAGAAAAACCGTTTTGCTCAATTCGATCCGGAAGTTCATAGAGAGCATCGAGAAGTTGTGACAAAGGACAACTATACCGCCGGCCCCCGAGTCTCGCCGGACAACCGGTCGATGATGCCCCGCAAGCTGTCCGCCGTCGTGGTGTGCGTGGGGCGGGCGGAACACCTGCGGCAGACGCTGGAGCACAATGCGGGGCAGGTGGACGAATTGATCGCAGTGATTCATCCGGAGGATAAGGAATCGTTTAGGGTTGTCTCTGGAATCCAACGCACATCTCCGGCGATGATGATGGGAATTCGGATATGGCTGTCCTCCCGATGTGACGACCGTGACTTCGCTTTCAACAAAGGGGCGATGCTCAACGACGGGTTGAAGGCACTCGCCCCCGACGCGGATTGGGTCGTGCTGACGGACGCCGATTGCTTCCTGCCGGGCAATCTTCGGGAGTACGTGCGGACTCATGCGTTGAATCCTGGGGTGCTGTACGGGGCAAGCCGGAACGAGGGCGGCGGTCTGAATTCGGAGCCTAACGGGTACTTCCAACTGTTCAACAAGCGGGCATCGGCAATCCGCTACAAATGGCCTGCCGTAATGTCGGAGGAGTTCTGTTCAGCCGGCGGCATCGACTCCTGGTTCATGCAGCAGTTCCCCGCCGGCAAACGGCACGTAATCCCGGAACTGGCGGTCCGGCACATCGACCACGGCGGGGAACTCGGGGCGGGTTGGAACGGGACGACGGAATCTCCGAAGTGGAGGCAAGTGGGGATGTTGACCGCAAATGGTGTGATCCCGATCGGAGATTTCTTCGCCAAGTGTCATCTCGGCGATCAAGCGGCTATGCGATTGAGGTTTGTATCGATCGGATCCAGCGAAACCTGGGAAGGGGAATTTCCTCGATCCGACAAGGGGTTGATATGGCCATCTGGCGGGATGGAATTCGCATCCCGAAACCTGCCAAACGGTCACATTCACGTAGCGGCCTACGGATGATCGACCCCCGCCACGGACGCCGAATCCCATCCGGACGCCGATTCGCCCGGGCACTCGCCCGCATGTTCCGGGCGTTGTGGGAGCAGGCGAAGCCGATGATCGAGGCGGGATACGTGCCCGATTCCGGTCCGATGCGGGAGATGGTCTACCGGCTGGCGTTGAACGCACTCGGCGTCGAACTAGCGGCGGGATACCTCCGAACAATGAAAGGGGCTGGTCGTGCACAATCTGTCCGAAGCGGGATACTTCCTCGCGGCGTTGTGTCTCGGGGCTATTCTGATGAGCGGGGCACTCAAAGCGTTAGGGTTAAAGCCGTCGGCGGAATCCCCCCAACCGCAGCCGGAGCGGCATCGGGAATTCCTCAACCGCCCTCGCTGACGTTCGACTGGACACTGTTCCGTCCGGAAGTTCGGATCGAGGCGGAGCGACTTGCCTTGCGTCTCGCCGGTACGATCGTCGAAGACACGCGGCGGATGATCCGGGAGGAGTTGTCCGCGGGGTTGCAGGCGGGAGAACCGGTCGCGGCGATGGCGGAACGGATCCGGTTGCAAGCGTTTTCTCCCAGGCGTGCCGCGACGATCGCTCAGACGGAATCCAGCCGGGCGGTTCACGCCGGCCAGGGTATCGCGGCAAAGGAACTCGGGGTGACGGAGTGGACTTGGCTGGCGTCGTCGGACGCTTGCGAAGAAATCTGCCGTCCACTGGACGGGAAGACGGTCAAGATCGGCGAGCCGTTTTACATCCACCCGAAGGGCAACCCGGCGTACCGGGTCGTCTACCACGCCCCGGCGCATCCGCATTGCGTTCTAGCAGAAACACCCGTTTGGGGCGTGTCGCTTATTTCCGCGATGCACGCCAAGTATCAAGGCCCCGTTTTCCGGTTTCACTTTGACGATGGGAGTCGTGTAGCAGTCACCCCGAATCACATGCTCTTGACTCCCACCGGTTTTGCCAGAGCATCGGACCTTATGGAGGGCGACGACGTACTCTGCACTAGCTTCCGTAAACCGTACGGTTTTCCAGACTTTGACAGCCCAGATATAAATTGGCAACCACCCTTGGCCGAGCAGGTATTCCGTTCGCTGGCGGAATCGGACAGCGTGACGTCCGGTACTATGCCAGTTACCCCCGAATATCTCCACGGCGATGCGAGACTCTGTAAGGGCGAGGTCAACGTTGTATGGACCAAGGGCATACTGTGGGACCGGAGAGATACCCCGATCCATAAGCCACCGGGCCATCTGGCCTTCGTATCCGGAAGCCGGTATGCCGGCGGCGGCGGCCTTGGAAGCTGCTATCTTCGTGCGATGCTCAAGGGATTGCTTGACGCCACGTACGGCCTCGTGGGCCGCGAACGTGAACTTCAGGCGTTGCTCTGGAGTAAGGCGGGCGTTTCTTTCGGTCTGGGCTTCCGAAAAGGACCGAATGGGCAATCCGATTGCCTTGAGTCTCCTGATTATAACCGGACGGCTTACACCGAACGTATCCGCCATGCTCAGAACACTATCCCGGGACTCGTAGCAACGTCGAAGCTTCTCAAGATCGACCGTGACGCGTGCGGGCATGGCGTCTCCGTTTACGATTTTGGGACAGCGGACACGATGTACCTATTGGGCAATGGCATTATATCAAGTAATTGTTACTGCACGAATATCGAGGAGATGCCGGAATGAACGAAACTATCGACCCCCTAAAAGAAACAACCGAATGGTACGGAAAGAAGGTTAAGCAATGGCTTATCGAGGACGTTTTGCGTGCCGCCGAAAGTAATCCGGATATGCAAGCGTTAGGGGCATTAGATGTCAAGCAATTCACCATGCTTAGCTATCTAATTCCGCTACAACCGGTCACTCCGATGCGGGTAGCGGCGATGCGACTGAAGGAGTTGACCCGTGCCGATTGACTGGCCAAACGACGAAGACTGCGGGTACGAATTCATCGTCATACTTAGCGGTGAGTACGTTCGGTTCCGGTGTCCGGAACGTGCGTTGAAAGACTGTGCGGAGAAGTTGTGTAAGGCGATGGCCGATTCTGCCGGTGGGAAGGAAGGGTACATGATGGGGTTCAATCCGAAAGACCCGAACGGGGATCGGATTGATCGACAGATGTGTGCAGCCGTATTCCGCAGCGACCGGGTAGACGGGTACTACATTCGTGTCCTGGAAATAGCCGGGGAAGAATGGAAAAAGGGGAACGTCGATGCCGACTGACTGGTCGAGCGTACCGCTGAACGCAGACGGGGCACCGGTCGGGCACGTCATGCTCACTCCGACAACGGTCCCCGGCGTACCGTTCTACGTTGCGGCCGGATCGATCATCGTGGCTGAAGAAGACGGACCCGGAACAGCAGTCGTAATCGGTATTCAACGTCTCAAGGTCCGGGAAAATATCCGGGAAGTCTTTCGCCGGAAGGCCGAAGCGAATACGGTAGAGGGCAATGTGAGTAGTCCGCCGCCGGTCGTCTTTCCGGATAAGCCGGACCGGGTAAGGAAGAAAGCGTGACCAAGGAAGCGAAGACGCCCGCCGCGTACAAGGTTCGTCCGAACGCACTTCTATCGGCTGCGGACGATCAGATGTACGCGGACTTCATCGCGTCCGTTCCCGAAGTCGACCGCGAAGACGAGATCATCTTTCCGCAGGACTACAACGTCGAAGAGTGGAAGGCGAACCCCGTCTGGCTGTGGGCACACGACAAATCCAGCCTCCCCATCGGGGCCGGCTATCGTCCGAATGGAACCGTGGCGTGCGACCAGTCCGAAGAACGGCTTGTACTCGGGTGTCGGTTCTCGCAGGCGAATCCGCAAGGGACGATGACGTACGCCCTGTACAAAGAGGGCACGTTGAAGATGGTCTCGGTCGGGTTCATCGCCACGAAGTCGGAGACGATGCCGGGCACACAGTTCGGACACAACGGGCCGGTGACTCGCATCCTCAATCCGGAATTAGTCGAATGCTCCTGTGTTCCCGTAGGGATGAACCGGGCGGCGATGCTCCTTTCGATCAAATCGTGGGACGGGTACGTCGATCGAGCGGGGCTCGCCAGTGTCATCGACAAAGGCCACTTGCACGGCGAGAAGATGCCGGATTCGATGGCCCGTGATCTGGCCCCATTCGCCGAACCGAAGGGGTTCGCCTCGTCCCATTGGCGGGTCAAGGGCGTGTCACCCGGCAACAAAATTCCCAAGTTCTCTAGCCGACTACCATTCCAGACGTTAGCGTTACGTCAATCCTTCGGGGGTCCGTTCATGGCGAGCATCGCAAAGAAAGCCCCGCTCTCGGCCGGGGTAGTCCCCGTCAAGACGGAACCGAAGATCGAAACGAAGGCCGTCAAAGACGACGAAAAGAAACCGGAAGACGAAAAGGCCGTCAAGTCCAAGGCGGACGACGACAAGAAGCCCGACGACGAGACGAAGTCGAAAGCCGCGGACGGTCCGGCACCGGCCGAAGAGATCGTGATGTCGGTCGGAGGCCAAATCTTCAAGGCCGCGATGGAGGCGATGTCCGGTGCTTGCAAGGGCATCATGGACATGGTGCCGCAGTCGGACAGCGAGGACGTGAAATCCTACTTCTCCCGTACCTGTGGCCAGATGGCGAAGATGGTCGGGGACATGTACGACAACGGCATGAAGATGTTCCCCGACTACGCCAGCGAATTCGAGGAACCGGCCCGGGTCGCGGCCGAATACGCCGCACTCGGCGAAGAACCCGACGCGGCGATGAACAACGATGAAGAGGAAGCCGAACTTCAGGACGCGGAGAAGGGCGATACGGACGACGAGCCGAAGAAAGACGACGAAGAGAAGTCGGTCGGAGAAGTCGTGACGAAGGCCGATTTCGATGCGTGGCACGGGAAGGCATTCGGCGAACGCACGCCGGCCGAGATGGTCGATGACTTGCTCCGACCGTTCGTGGAACGGATCGACGCCCTCGAAACCAAACTGACCGAACACGACGAAGCTTTGGCGGACGCCAAGGTCGTCCTCGAATCCGTCCTGTAGGAACCGGAATGCACGCGAACGGGTTTGCTCAAGAGAAGGAAACGGTCCCCGACCGGCGGGCGAGGTTCTTCGCCGACATGCAGAAGGCCTACGACGAAGCCGTGCGGAAGAAGATGACCGGTGAATTAGGGTTGACCGTCAATCTGAACGACGGCAACCCGGTCAGTCGTGTGATTTCGATCCGGGAAACGTCCCGGTAGTTTGCTGATACGTTTCGGGATAAGCCCGCCCCCATTTCAGGGACACGCGGACCCCCGGTTCAATACCGGAGGTTCGACATGGCGTCCACGTTCGCCGAACTCAAGACGAAAGCCCTCGCGGCGAAGAAACTCGCAGACAAGGCGGCCGACCAGTCCAAGGGACGGGACCGCGGGGCCGACTACCGCGGCCGATCGCCGGGCGGGATGCTCGGGGCGAAAGGTGCCCTGCAACCGCACGGTCGGCTCCAGCCGTCCTCAGGTTATTCCTACGCCCGTGCCATCGCCGTATCGAAGGGGTTCATCCTCCCCGAATCGGCACCCGAAGAAGTCGAAACGGACCGGTTCCTCCGCGAAGCCTTGGAGCCGATGGGGTTCCAGCCGAGTTGCGGCGAACGCGGCTTTCTCGCCGTCGGGTCGAGTCGGTTCCTGCCGACCCATACCGCGAAGGGTCAGCCGATCGACTTCATGATCAAGTTCCAGGGCGAAATTAAAGAGAAGATGCTGGCGACGGCTCCGAAGTGGTACGACTTCGACCGACCAGACGTCAAGAACATGCTCTACTCGTACATGCGGGCGAAGGGCCTGACGAACGAGACGGATGCGATGCAGGAGATTTCCGGCCAGAAGGCGATGGGTCAGACGGTCGATTCGCTCGGCGGTACGCTCGTTCCGGCCCCGGCTCAGGGCGAGTTCATCGACCTGCAAAGGAACTTCGAAGCGTTCACCCGGGCGGGTGCCCGGGAAGTTTCGCTCCCGCCGCAAGGTCGGATCAGCTACCCGAAGCAGGTCGGCGGTTCGACGGCCTATTGGGTCGGCGAAGCGGCGGCGATCACCGAAAGCGATGCCGCGACTTCGAACTTGTACCTCGAAGCCAAGACGCTGGCGGTTCTGACCCGACTGAGTGCCCAGCTTCAGCGGTTCAGCGATCCGCAGGCCGAAGGGATCATCCGGTACGATCAGGCGATGCAGGCCGGTCTGAAGGCGGACTCGGCGATGTTCAACGGGACCGGGGGAACGCAAATCCTCGGTCTTCTGAACTACCCCACGGGTGCCGCGAACGCTGTCTGGGCTCAGGGTACTGACAATGTTCTCTTGCGGACCGCCAGCACGACCGCTTCGGACGGGAACACGCTTCAGCCGCAAGACCCGATCAAGCTGTCCCAATCCCTGCCCGACCCGGTGCAGGCGATGCCGAAGTCCTACATCTTTTACACCCCGTTGGCGATGGCGATCATGTCCCGCCGGGCGGACGCGATTACGGCCGCGGACCAGGCCGGGCCGTTCGTGTTCAACCTGAACCGCGACCCGGAAACGGGCTTGCCGAACGGGTTGTACGGGAACCGGGTCGTAACGAGCTACAACGTCCCGTCGAACCGGATCAAGGGTAACGGGACGAATCTGACCATCCTCCTCGTCGGTGCGTTCTCCGATTGGTTCATCGCCCGGTCGGGCGTCGTGGAGTTCGACACGAACCCGTACACGTACTTCAACCAGTTGCAGACGCAACTCCGGACCGTCCAGTACCTCGACGCCGGACCGCGGCACAATGCGTCCTTCGGTTACATCGACACCCTACTGCCGACGACCTAATCCACGAACCACCGGAGGACTTCGGACCATGTATCTTCACGACATCAACAGTGCCATCTACCCGCTGGCACTGACGCAATCCAGCATCACCGCGACCGTCACCGGTCCGGCCTGCGACATGATCCTGGGCGACGGCAACTGCAACCTGACGTACGGCACCAACGGCATGAACGCGACGTACACCGTCGCCAACGTGTTCCAGTGTGCCACGTCGACCGGGACGTACACGGCGATCACGGGGGCGACCCTCGCGGCCACCACGGCAGGCGTGACGGGACTGACATTCCTGCGGGATCAGCGGTTTCTTCAGGTCCGGTACGATTTCGCGGGAACCGGGGTCACGAACGTGGTGTCGAACCTCATCGAACAGAAGAAGCTCGCCAACGGCTAGGAGCGTTATGCCGAAGTATCGGGTATTCGTGGCCCAATTCCCGGGCAACAACTCGACCCATCCCGCCGCGTCGGATTACGTCGCGGCGGTCATGTACAAGATGTCGAACGATCCGCGGATCGGGGTCGAGAACGTCATCCCGTGGCGGAAGTCCGATACGCCGATCACCATGACCCGGAATTTGGCCCTCGTCGCGGCCGAAGCCCAGAGATGCGACTACGTCGTGATGATCGACAGCGACATGGGACCGGACTGCATCGGGGTCGAGAACGGGGCGAAACCGTTCTGGGAATCGTCATGGGAGTTCATGCTGGACAACCCGAAGGCGGGTATGATCGCCGCCCCGTACTGCGGTCCGTCCCCGCAGGAATGCGTCTACGTCTTCCGGTGGAACTCGGATCAGGACCAGATTCCGAACCCGAACGCCCGGATCGAGATGTACGACCGGCACACGGCGTCGTTCCTGTCGGGGATCAAACCGGCAGCGGCACTCCCGACCGGTCTTTGCATTATCAACATGAAGGCCGTCGCCGAGATGCCGCACCCGCGATTCGAATACGAGTGGAAGGACCACAAAGGGAACATGGAGAAGAAGTGCCAGACGTGCGGCCATTCGATCCCCCACGAACGGGTCGAGAAGGCCAGCACCGAGGACGTCTTCTTCTCCCGGAACATGCAGGCCGGCAGCCGCGGAAAGCCGGGCTGGCCGATCTACTGCAACTGGGACGCATGGGCGGTGCATTACAAGCTGACCGCGGTCGGACCACCGCGGCGGTTGCCGATGGACTTCTTTCCGCAGTCGGCCCGCCGGTGGGCGACGGAGGCACCGGAACTCGGCATGGCCGACCCCTATCCGACGCCCGAGGCGGCGTTGGAGGGATCGGCGAGTGACGGGGTCTTCGCCCATCGGAATTGGATGTCGGTCAACGCCACCGAGGACGACATGGGCGTTCGCCGGGTCTTCCAGAACGCGGGGTGACGTGTGTCGCTCGCGTGCATCCAGGACTTCCAGTCGTTGTGTCCGTCGCAATCCGGTATCGGCATCGGGGCGGTCCAGCGGGCATTAGACGCGGCTTCCACGGCGGCGGAACGGTACTGCGGTCGGTCGTTCGCGTTGGCGGAAAACACGGAATACTACGACGGGAACGGTTATCCGGAACTGCCCCTGAAAAGGTTCCCGCTTTCCACGACCGTCCCGCCGGTCGTCTACCTGGACATCAACGGCGGGTACGGTCAGACGTCGGGTGCCTTCCCGTCCACGACACTCCTGACGCTCGGCGTCAATTACCTCTACGTCGCCGATCGGGGGGTGTTGCAGACGCGGACGCTACCGGCGTGGTGGCCACTCGGGTCGATCGGGTCGTCGGCGTCCCCGTGGGGATGGGCCGGACTAACCCGAAGGGGAACGGCGTACATCGGCTGGCCGCGGTGGCCCGGGTGCATCAAGGCGACCTATACCGCCGGATACGCGACGATCCCGGCCGACATCGTCTCGGCGGTTTGTGCGATGGCGGACTACATCCTCCTCGCCACGGACAACGGCGGGCTGATTACGACGACCGGCAGTTACATCGACGTCAGCGTAGGGAGCGGGTTCATCACGGAGCAACTGGCCCGCGGTAACGTTCCGGCGTTGGGGAGTGCCCGGGGGATTCTGGACAGTTACCGGGACTGGAAGACCGCCCGGGGGGTGTTCTAGTGCCCGGGGCGATTAACGCACCCGCACTGCGGGCGATGTGGCGACAGGTTCCGGACCGGCGGTCGGTGACGTACCGAAGGCGTACCGCAACGACTCCGACGTACCAGAACTACACGATTGCGAACTGCTGGTATCGGCCGGACGAGACGCATGAAGGTCAGCCGACGCAAGGGGTGTACGTCAAGCGTTACCGCCGGTGGTATCTGCCGAAGGAGATGGCGACCGCGGGCGGCTTCACAGCGGACCCGCTTCCGGCGGACTTGGTAGTGAACACGACGTCCGGAATCGATCCGGTATCGGGAAGTTGGACGGTCCTGAGCCAGACGGAAGTCGGGGCGTTGGGGTGCTGGCAGTTGAGTTGTGTCCTGCTGGAAGTCCGATCGGCGTTCGCGGTGACGGTGACGGTCCAGCGGCGGGTAGGGACGAAGGATACGACGGCCCGGATACTACCGACGACCTCGAATGCGGCGGCGATAACAGGATGGTTTCAGACGTCGGGTGCGGCCACGGAGCAGTCGCTACTCGACAAGACGCAGTTGCCGACGAAGGGGACGATCTACTTTCAGACTTACGTCTCGGGATTGCTGGCGACGGATACTCTGAACGTCAGCGGTACGAGTTACAACGTGATGTCGATGGCCGATCCACAGTCTCTGGAAGAACTACAATCGGCCGAAGTCGAACTAGCGAGGTAAACCGTGGCGGATTGGGGCGATGCACTGGCCGAAGAAATCCGGGCACAAGCCGTCCGGTCGCTGACCCGCACCGCCATTGCCTGCACGACCGATCTCAAGAAGATTCTGAGCGTACCGGCACCGCGGAAGGTGTCGAAGATTTCCGGTCGGGTGTATGCCGCGACAAAGGCAACTCCCGGGGCACCGCCCCGGAAACTGACCGGTCGCGGCCGGGCGAGTGTTTCGTACACGGTCGATAAGGACAAACTGGTAGCGGTCGTTGGTACGAACGTGATTTACATGCCGGTCCAGGAGTTCAAGCTGAACCACAAGTGGGTCGTCCCGACGATGGCGGCGAACGGGACGAAGTACGAACGGCTCCTGGCGGGAGGGGTCTAGGTGATTGTTCCCGACGACGTCGCCGCGTGGTTCTACAGCCGGATCAACGTCGCGGCGGTGACGTCGGTCGTTTCGGGAGGACTGTTCAACGGTCGGGTAAACGAAACCGCGGAATCTCCTTACGGTCTGTTCACGGTTTCAAGGGAAGGGAATACGGAATACACCAGCAATGCCGAACTACCGAAGTTCACGGTCAACCTCGGGGTGATGGTCGATCAGACGACGTCGACTCAGGCTCAGGGCGTTGAACAAGCGGTAGGACTGGCAATACCGGTTCTGTACGCTGGAGCGACGGCGATGGTTAGGAACGGTGCCGGAACGGTGATCGGGGCCACCCCGAAGGAATGTTCGGCGGATACGACGTTCCCGCTTCGGGCGAAGTCGGACGTGGTGGCCGCGAAGTTCGCATGGGAAGTCTGGGTTCAAGGTGCTAGTTCGGGGGTTTAAGTGCCTTACGCTACGCTACAGGGTCAGTGGATAGACTTGTTCGGCGTGACCGGATCGAACGGCAGCGGAGTGGCTGCCGGGTTCTACCCGTCCAGTCCGTTCCCATCCCAGAATCTGACGATGTCGTTCGGAACGACGACGAACCAGTGCAACGCGGCGACGATGGTCACGACCTCGGTGACGGCGGGAAACACGCGGACCATCGACCTGACCTTGCTACAGGCACTCGACGGAACGGCGATGACGTTGACGAAGGTCAAGACGCTCCAGGCGGCGGTCACGGCATCGGGAACAACGGCGACCGACCCGGTTTACACTCTCGGACCGTCCAGCGTGGCGAATGGTGCCGTTCTCGGGTTCGGAGCGACCCAAGCGAAAGTCGATGTGAGGTTCGGCGGGTACGAGCAGTATAACCTCGTTTCCGGTTGGGGCGTGACCAGTACGAACAAGCTTCTGATTCTGTCGAATCCGGGTGCGTACGACGTGACCGCGGCGATCTTCATTACCGGGACCACTTAGGGGGAACTCCCTTGGCTATTCTCAATGCCCACTTCGGTCCGTTCGTATTCACGGCGACCACGACCGCCGCGACGTTCAACAACGCCCGCTGGTCTATCGGGGGCGGTTCCCGACTGGCCGATATCACCACGTCGGCGACGACGGGGAGTCAATACCTCGGGATCATCAATGACCCGTCCTGGGAAGTCGATGCCCCGTTGGATTCGACCCAGTATCCCGGAGCGAATGCATTGGTCAGTTCAGGTTTAGCACTCACAAAAATCTACGGGGCGTTTGGTTCTTCCGGGACGGGCGAAAGAGTGAGCCTGACAACCGTCGAATCAATCGACTTCGTGAACGACAACACGAACGACGCGGTACGGGTCGTGATTCGGGGCAGGGGCGGATATCTCACCGAAGGCGTCACGAACTAGGGGGCGTGAATGGCCGTCGTCAACGCCCACGTCGGGGAATTCCAGTATTACTCGACCCAAACGGATGCCACCAACTCCAATATTGTCCGGGTCAATACGGCCTTCTGGCGTGGGGATTGGGGGTGTGAATACACTCCCGTGACGATTGCCGGGAACGGGGACGGGATGACGTTGCTACCGGTCATCGGGGTTGCGTCGTGGTCGGTCTCGTTTCCGCTCGACGATGCGAATGATCCGTCAGTACTAGGTCTGGAAGAGGGAGATGTGATCTATCAGGCGTTCTTCAAACGCGGGAATCAGCGATCGAGTACCTTAGCGGTCTACGATCAGGTGGACCAGACGACGCTGGTTTCGATTCAGATAGTCAACAACAACCTCGGCGATGCGGTGCGGGTCACGTTGACCGGCATGGGCGGCCGGGTCACGGAGGGGGTGGCTAGGTGAGTAAGCCGTTGGTCGGTACAGTCGAAGTCGCTGGCAAGTCGTTCACGGTTTCGGAACTCGGGTACGCGGAAGAATTGCGGCTGAACGTCCTTCTCCGCAAGATGCAGGCGAAAGAAGCCGGGAACGCATGGCGTCGGACTCGGGAGATGATCGACGAGATTCCGCGTCACTTGCAAGGCCCGGCGGTGGCCGAATGCGTCCGGACCGAAGCGGCGATGGAACTGCCCGGACTGGACGCGATGAACGAGGCCCGGACCAGTCCGAAAGGCGTGGCGTTGGAACTGTGGATGCGGTCGAGAAAGGCTCACGCCGGATTGCGGGTGGAGGAATGCGAGGCGATTATCACTGAAGTGAACTGTCTGGACGTTCTTCAGTCGATGATTAACGAACTCACTCCGGAGGACGGGGAAGATTCCAAAAGTTGACCCGTTGGAGTTGGCGGTCAGATTTCAACGGGAGTTCGATCGGTTGGCGGCAGTGCTGATGAGGAACCACGGGGTACTGCCGTCTCAGGTTGGAGAACAGACGCCGCATCAACTGTTCGACGCGGTGTTCGGTGAATCGGCGAAGCGAATGCAGCCACCGTCGCAGTTGTCTCCGCTGGAAGTGCTGAAGAACTTCAACCTCAAGAGGGCGTCGAAAGGACTGGACCCGGTGGCGTCGATGTTCGGGAAGACCTTGACGCATATTCCCGACATTTAGTGATGAATCGTTACTGCAAAGAACCAGAGGAACGGAACGAACAGAAGTGCCGTACCAAGGACGCAGATCGCGGCGGACACGACGGGATTCGAGGGTGGATTTTCTTGGGACAATACGGGTTCTCCGATGGACGTGTCGATAACCGATTCCGCCGGAGCCTTGACGATGTACCCGCACCGCGAGCATTCAACCTCGTGTCCCGCGTCGGACGATGGCCCGGACAGCCAGACGCGGCATAGGAGACACCGGAAACGCACGATTCGTACGTCGGGTGGTGGAACGGGGTTGGCAGTGGGTAACGGTGGGGAGTCGTCCGACTCGTCGTCGTCGAATTCGACGTCCGGGATTGGGACGTCTACGCGGGCATCGCAGGCGGGGCAGGTGATTTTCGATCCGATGAGGGCGAAGGCGGCACGCAATCGGATGCCGCAATCGGTACAGGAGAATCGGATCGGCTCGCCGGTGTTCACGGAGACGGTTCCATAGGGCGATGGGATAAGAAGTATAGACCTGAACTGGGTGGGGTGCAATGGCCGATACGTTCGTAAAGATGGTTGAGTTTCGGTCTACCGGTCTCGACAAGATCGAGACTGGACTGAAGCGTGCCGTCGTCACGTCTGAATCGGCGATTACCGCCGGCAAAGCCTACCAGAAGGTACTCGACAATACCCTTCGCACGATGCCGTCGATGGTCCGGATATTTGAGGCCGGTGTACGGGTCCAGAAAGAACAGGCTAGGACTCTGACCGAAGTGGCACGGGCACAGGAGCGGGTTAATCTGGCGAGCCCAAAGGGTGGAGGCGGGTTGCGGTTTGGCGGTGGCGCCGTCGGCGGGGCACTCCGGGCGGCTGCCGGTCCAGCGGCCACAATCGCAGGAGGGGTTGGAGCCGGCGGATTTGCATTGGGTCTATCGGGCATGTCCGGAACTGTTCCGATGGCCCGGTTCCAAAATCAGATGGACCGGGTGGCATGGGAACTCGGCAATACGCTCACCCCGACACTCAACAAGGCGACGACCGGTCTGGCGAAGTTTGCTAACTGGCTCAGCGGATTGTCGACTGGTCAGCAGGAAGTTCTAGGAGGCGGATTGGCATTAACCGCCGGAGCGGTCGGTGCTCAGGTGCTTTCTCGGCAGGTATTCGGGAAGGGGATCGGCGGTGCCGCATCGGCCGGATACGAAGGTCTGAGTCGACTGGGAGGATATTCATCAACCGGCGGACCGACGCCGGCAGAGGTGGCGTACCGAGCCCAATATGGTTCCCAGGGTTTGAATCCCGGCGGGATGTCGGAAGGGATAAGCAAGGGCGGCGGTGCGGCCCGTGGTGCTGGACGGGGACTGATGCTTGTTGCGGCGGTGGAGACGGGAGCGACCTTGGTACAGGGTGCGGCCGGTACGCTTCCGCGGCAGCGGTACGAACGGGGAGAACTCACCCAGAATGAAGTGAATCCGCTGGCTGGAGAGTACGAACGGAAGTTCCAAGGCAAGACGGGAGAGGATTTCAAAAAGGCCGTACAGGATGAAATCGCACTTCAAAAGGCGAACATGCGGGGAGACCAGTTCGACAAGCGACCGTGGTGGAATCCGGCCGGACCCGGAGAAATGGGCGAGGCACGGGGGGAGGCAATGAAGCGGAAGACGTATCTGGAAGGTGCGTTGAAGACGGGAAATCTTCCGGGCGGAACGGCGGATCACACCGCGAATCAAATGGTCGGTGGCGACTTCCAGGAGATTGGGGCCGGTTACTACGCCGCGGCATCGGCGTACGCGAAGGCCGGTGGAGACCAAGCCGCGGCCGGCGGTGCCGGTCAAGTTGCGGATAATAATGGAATGATAGACATTCTCCTCAATATTGCCGAAACAATCAAGATTGCAGCCGACAAACAAAATAACCCACTGAAGTAAATGCCCGCATTCCCCGATCTTATCAATCCGATCTACACCGCGTCCGGTGTTCCGTTCGAGTACCTGTTCGAGGACTACCGGGAGCAGAACACGAACGAGGCGTCGAACTCGACACTCAAGGTCCGTACGCCGTGGGTCACGGCGGATTACTTCGTCCGAGACATTCTCGGTGTGACGTTCTCCGCGACCGGGATCGGGATGCACGGCGGGAGCTACTTCAACCGATACTTACCGGCGGCACATCCGCACATCTGGAATCTGTGGTGTACCGACGCCACACTCGTCAAGTATCCGTCTAGTTCCAAAGGCGGTGCGAACCAGTCAAACCCGTTCAATAAGTTCTTCACGACCGACTGGTGTATTTACCAACTGACGTTTACCCGTCTCCGGTACTTCGTGGTGGATTTGGCCGGTATCTCCAATCCGCCTATCGCATCGACTCCCAAGGAAGCACAGCGGTACGTCATCCCGATCTTTCGACCGCGTGCCAGAGAATTCACGGTCAATAGCTACCAACTCGTCATCGAAGACGACCCGACCGTATTTATCAAATCGCCAGCATTTGTCATGGACCGGGAACAGGACATCTTCCTGTCGTGGATTCAGATACCGGCGGACTGCGTTCCGTGGACGGCGATCGACGCATCACTCGGAACCTCCAACTCGGCGGATATAACTCTGCCGATAGCCCGCAGTCCCGACGGGATTTACACGTACCGTACTTTCGCACAGGACACGTTACTCTTTCGCGGTCTGGCTAACGAACTCAGCCAGTATCAGAGTGCGTCAGGATACTGGTTTTACGACCTGCCTTATTACTTCACCTACCGACCGAACGGATGGAGGAAATTGCCTCGTCCAAACGGAGACGGCACGTTCAAGACGGTGATTTACAAGTTCATCAGTCCGACGAAGTACCTCTACAATCAGACGGCATTCGCCAACCTCTTTACTCCGGAACCGTGATCAACCCGCCCGACCGCCGTTACCCCGGTCCGGGCCGTCCGCCGACGGCTACGGACATGGGACAGTATTTCCGGTCCGTGGACGCCCTCCAGCAGGCACAGGGAGCGGACCGCGGCACCGCCGGGATGGGTGTGGACAGTGGCGGGATGCAGTTGCGGGATTGGGCGTCCTACCCGATCCTCGCCCGGATCAACGGGCACGTACTGGACAACTCGTACGGCTTCGTGGAAGTCTACATCGACGGTACGACGGGACTGCCCGTGGACACTCCGGGCGGCTTGGAAAGCCTCGGAATTGCAATCCCGGCTTACGAGGCCAACGGTGTCGATACGGTTGCAGACGATACGATCGTCGAGTTGTGGCCGAATTACAGCACTCCCGGGTCACTTACCTTCGTCGTCAGCGGCGGGGCCAGTAATCGAGGTCTGGCAGATTCCTCAGTTCATGCCGTGGCAGGCTCCGGTTGGCCGACCGATCCGCTGGACGTATTCTTCCGTCGGGTGGACCGAACGAACTTAGGGGTATTACAAGAGGCATCGCCGCCGGTCGAATACGGCAAGCGTCCCATTTTGGTCTCTTCGACCTCTGCCGGATCGTCCGACACGAATGCGGTAACGACCGGGTCCATTTCTACGACCGGAGCGTCGGGAATATTCTTGGTAGCCGCATGGGATCCGAC